GCCGAGGCCTGCGTCTGTTCTTAACACCTGAACAGGTGCTGAACATTCTTGGATAAGACTCCAATTGGGGTGATTCGAGAATCATTAAGCATCCACAAGGCATAGTTTAGCTTGTCTGCTCCAAAAAGGGTAAAACCTAGAAGAGTAGAAAGTAAACGATGTGAGAGGTTACTATTGCTAGTAACACTAAGTTATCACGGTATCTGTAGAAGGATGGCCGGATGGTAGTGTAGTTGGTTCGATTCCAACCTGGGAGTGATCCCTGGGGTTCTCTACCAAGAGAGCCCGTCTGGTGTAATAACACGTTTTGCCTACCCGGAGGTCTGCCTAGAGCTCTTCCGTAAAGGATTGCTGCTGCGGCAAGCGTCTGGTAACGACAATAATACCTGTAATAGCCCTTTCATATCTTTAGAGGTGGTGTAGAGGTAGCTTCGCTATAATCTATACCTTCCTTAAGGAACTAACAATCCAGTCTAACTGACTGGCTGCGGCCTCCCTAGCCTTCGCTAGCCGGGAAACCGGGTTCGGAGAAACCGAAGTTTAGCGTCCTTACTTTCTTTAGTCCAAAGGGGAAACCTAATGGATTTCGGGATATAGTGCGATAACAAATATAAGCTACGGATTGCAATCACAACTGGGCAAAGTACCAGCGTAGCCTCAATGGAAACATTGGGTCAATCTATCGGTGAATCACCTTGCTTCTATACGTAAGTGTAGAAGGATCTCGCAATGTACCAATAATATACCTTATGATGAAATTTCAAAATAAAATATCTATCGGTGCGTTTGCATTGAATACTAAGGCAGCTAATGCCATGATCGCTGTAAAAGGCGGTACTCCTCTGGTGAAAGTATTCGTAAGTTTACTGACACCTTTGGGGTTAGGCGTGACCTCGTCAAGAGTTTGTGTTGTTGTTGTTCTTTTGAAGAAGTTCTGAAAAATTTGCAAGGCGTCGGGGGTGCGAGGACTCGTTCTCTATCTCAAAACTACTACGGTAGTATTCCAACAATGTGTAAATGGGCATGTCTTAACGGATGTGACTCCTATCTCTGGAATCCGTATTTCAAGAACGAATACGGGTTATCCCAGAATAATCCCTGTGATTCATCGTGAGATGATCCGAAATGGAGATATTAAGTTGATGAAATTTTATCTGACTATGTTTAACCTATATCGAATTCTTGAATTTGATGGTCGGCTTAAATTGCATACGATAACTGCACCCAGTACGGGGAAACATTTAAAGGACATTGTAAAATTTGTTCCTGATTTTGTCGAACTGTTAAAATTGGATGTCGCAGTAGGCTTTAACTTGAATAAGTTTAAAGTTGAAACCGGCATGTTTTACCGCAGAATGCTCCCTAATTTCGTGATGGATTGGCTAAAAAACCAGTACACTGATCTTAAAGCATTACCAATACTGAAGGGGGCTCCCGGTACGCACCATAATGACGATGAAAATCTGAGTTATGAGATATCAACGCACCCGGTCGTTTTAACACGATCTGCTATATCAATTTATGCTTCTTCTTTTTATAGAAGCTTTATGTTCTTCATGGACCTCGTGCCTTATTCTAACGGAGTACGTCGTGCGTTTGAAACCGCAAAAGTATTCCCGGGTTTAAGACCGTTACCGACTTTAGGTAAGTTAGGAACGAAGGTGGAGGCCGCCGGAAAAATAAGGGTATTTGCAATGGTAGATGCGTGGACTCAATGGATAATGAGTCCGATCCATGAATTGTATTTCCGAATCCTCGGAAACATACCTCAAGATGGTACGTTTGACCAACTTAGACCTCTGAATATGTCTAAGAATTGGAAAGATGCTTTTTCATTGGATTTAACTGCAGCGACTGATAGACTTCCCTTGTCTTTACAAGTGGAAATATTAGCAGCCATCACAGGTAACCGCGCATTAGCTCTTAACTGGGCTAAGGTTTTAGTTGATAGAGATTATTCAATCAAATATCAGAAAACCTATGGGCGAAAGGAACTCCGTCGAATAGACGGGGCACTACCGCATCCAGATGGAACTATTCCTATGCATGTGGCACCCAGATCATGTTCTTTCAAACAGAATGTTCGGTATGCAGTGGGCCAACCCATGGGAGCCTTGAGCTCGTGGGCTTCTCTTGCTATAACGCATCATTATCTTGTCCAATACTCCGCTTGGGAGGCCGCGGTTGTTAGACCGGGGGTGTGGTTCAAAGACTACGCTATCCTGGGAGATGATCTTGTAATCGGAAATCGGCTTGTGG